TTATCATTAACTGAAGTAACTAATTTTATAAAATCACCAAGTAGATATACAAAGTCAATCTCTGATTCATTTGGTTTTATAGAGGGAACAAATTTTATATACATAAAAAATATTATTTTAGATGATGGAATTATACTAAGAGCACAAGACAATGATTTTATAATAAAAGGTCAGAACAATAGTTTCATTTATAAAGCAGAAAATAGACCTAGACCATCTCCACCACTTTGTCATTGGAAGTGTAATGATAATGCAGACAATCAAATTGTTGTAGATTCTATGGGACTTTGTGATGGTCAAACAGAGTTCAATACAGATACTTATTCAGTTAATGGAAAAATAAATAAAGCATTAAATGTATATGAGGGTGCATATCTTGTAAATACTGCTATAGTACCACTAAAATTACCATATAGTTTTTCTACTTGGTTTAAAGTTGCAAAATTACCATCAGCATATGGAAGTCTTGTTTCAATTTTTCATGAAGAAGCTTTTATTACTATTATAGCTGGTACTGGATTATATTTAGGTACAGACAATAAAATTAAATTTGATGCAAAAAATACAGCAGGCAGCACAACAACAATTGAATCAAATAATGCTATTAGTGTTGATACTTGGTATCATGTAGTTGGATTAATAGATGAAAATATGAATTTGTCAATGTATGTTGATAATGTTTTACAAAATGATGAAAAACAACGAACTGGTACTAAACAAACTGCAGGTATTGGGTTTCTTGCCACTAGTGTAATTAATTTTGGTAGTGGTGATATAACTGTCGATGATATGAGATATTATCAAAGAATTATTACACCAAATGAAATTGATTTAATTTATAATGATGATGTTGGAACAGAAGAACAAGATTTCTATGATTATAATCCAATAGTTATAAAAGCAGAAAAAAATACAATAGATTTAAGTAGTTCAAATTCATTAAATATAATATTACAGGAGGCAACAACATGACAATGAATACGTTTAAGATAAAAAAGAATGATACAAAACCAGTACTGGCAACAACACTTCAGTATAGTGATAGTAGTGCTATTGATTTGAATGGTGGTTCAGTATTCTTTATAATGGGGAATAAAGATTTTACACCATATTATAGTGGATTATCTGTAATTACAGGTAGTACATCTGGTCAATGTGAATATAGATGGGACGGAATAAATGATACAGGTTCAGTCGGAGATTATTGGGGAGAATTTGAAATCAAATGGGACTCAGGAAGTATAATGACATTACCAGCAGACCATTCTTTACAAATTAAAGTTTACGAGGACTATAATTAAGATGCCAGCAATTGTTATACAAGGTGTAGCAGCTACATCTGCATTTTTAGCTAAAACATCACATGATATACTTGTTAGCACTGAAAAAGCAATAACTGAAGCAGGATTATTTATAAAAGCAGAAGTTGTTGAAAGTATTGCTGGAAATAGAGCAGAACCAAAAAGTGTTGATACTGGTAGATTTAAGAATAGTATTGCAACAACTAAACCTTCACCAATGACAGCAAAGGTAGAAACAAATGTTGATTATGCTGATATTCTTGAATATGGTTCGTCATCAAGACAACCAAGACATCATTTTACAAATACTGCAGAAAGAAATCAAATTAAAGTAAAAGATTTTGTCACAGCAAAAGTAAAAAAAGCAATATAATTTAATTATATAATTTAGAATATATAATTTATAAATGAAACTTAATTTATATTATTGTATTAAGCAAGCGAGTTTAATATAAAACCAAGCGAGGTAACATGGCAATAACAAGTGTAAGCACAAGCACATTCTTAGCAGATACGATTAATTTAATTAGAGATAAAATCAAAAATAATGTTGTAGACCCACTTGTAGCAACTAGACCTTCTGGACAAAGATTTTGTTTAACAGCGTATCCTAAAAATCCTGTTATTTATCCAATAGTAACAGTAATTGATAGAGGAATACAGCAACCACAAAGATTAGGTATGGGAAGTGAAAGTACATCAATTAATATGGATATTGAAATAAGAATTTGGGCAAGAAATGTTGCTGAGAGAGATGAATTATTTGATGAAGTTTATAATTTTTTAAGAGAAGACCAACATGATGATGATACTGGGCTTATTGCATCAAATTTAAATGGTTTTCAATTATTATCAGCTATAAATGTAAGTGAAGATGGAGAAAATGGAATCAAATCAAAGGTATGCGAATATCGTTTCCTTTTTATATGTGAATAAAATGTCAACAGAAAAACAAAAAACAATTTGGAAGAGAAATAAACACCCAATGTTAGGAAAACATCACTCTAATAGAGGGAAAAAGAATATTAGCAATGCTAAAAAAGGAAAATTAAATTTTAAATTAAGAGATATAATTAAAAAATTAGGATTGAATAAGGGAATTAAAAACCCAAATTATGGTAAAATAACATCTGAAGAAACTAAAGAAAAAATAAGAAAAACAAAAATAGGTAAAGATTTTATGACAAAAGAGCAAAGAAATATAGTTAATAAAAAAATAAAAGGAAAAAAAAGAACAATAGAACAAAGAAAAAGAATTAGTAATGGATTAAAGGGAAAATTAAAAACAGAAGAACACAAGAAAAAGATGAGTATGGCTCATATAAAATATATGCAAAAAAATCCAGAAAAATGTAAAATGTTTAATACTTCAATTGAAATAAAAATCCAAAATTTTCTTAAAGAATTAAAAATTGAATATTTCACACATCAATATATGAAAATAGAACATGGATATCAATGTGATATTTTAATTCCTTCAATGAATTTAGTTATAGAATGTGATGGAGATTATTGGCATAAATATCCAATTGGTTTAGAAAGAGACCATATTAGGACAAAAGAACTTTTAGAAAAAGGATTTAAAGTTTTGAGATTATGGGAATGTGAAATCAGAAATATGAATTTAAATGAATTTAAAAGGAGGTTATAAAATGACAAATATACGATGTAAAAAATGCAACTGGTTAAATAAAGAAGTAACAGAAAGTTTTATTTGTAGTAATTGTGGAAAAGAAAGCATTACTATAAAACAACCTTCTAGAGAAATAATCAATACAGCACAAAAGGAGGACAAAAAATAAATGGGAATAAAATATATTGGAGATAGTAATCAATTAAGTTTCCGTTTTGAATCAGGTACTTATGCAAATACTAGTGGTACAAGGCAATGGATTGGATTAGTTCAAGACCATACACCAGATGAGGGAGCAGGAGTAACACCAATTAGATATCAAGGTAATTATAGTAGAAATATTGGATTATTTACTGATGGACAATTAGAATATGGTGGAACATTCACATTCTATCCACAAGATTGGAAATTCTTAGGGATGGCAATGGGTAGTGTTTATTCGCCAGCTGGTAGTCATTTGATAAGAGAAAGCGATAGTGATGATAAGAATTATGCAGTTCCAACTCAAAGTTTATCAAGTTTCAATCTTGAAGATACTAAGAAGACACATACAGCAGGAAGTAACTTTATAAGGAATTTCAATGGTTGTATGATTGATACTTTTAATTTAACTATGAGCGAAGGAGAAATTGCATCATGTGAAGTAGGATATTTAGCTCAAGATGTGAGTTTTAGTTCAGGAACAGTAACAGCAGTTACACCAAGAACAACAAAGCCATACATGTGGAGTGATATAAATGTTCAGTTACCATCAGGTACATCACTTACAAATGCAACTGAATTTAGTTTAAGTATTAGTAATAATTTAGAGAGAAGATATCCTCTAAATGGTAGCAGAGTTGTAGAAGAATTAATACCGCTTAACAGGGATTATGAAGTTAGTGCGAATTTCATCATGGATGCTGATAATGCAAAGAGTTTGTATGACCAGTACTATATTGGAGGTAGTTCGTTTAATTCAATGGTTGAAATGAAAGCAACTGCAGGAAGTACTTACATTATTATGAGTGGTTGTAGAATTACTGATATGGAAGTACCAAGTCCAGTAGAAGGATTAACAGAACAAACAGCAACAATAATGCCAACTAATATTTATGTAAATGTTACAGATTCAATCGGAAGTTATACATTTGCTTAATTTATAAAATAGATTAATAAAACTTATTTAAAGTTAAAATCCACTTTAATTTTCTTTGGATTTATCAGATTATACAAGACACAAGGAGGAAATAAATGACATACTTAAAAAAAGAAGAAATCTTTTTCGAAAGAGATGATGAAGGGAATGTATTAGCGATAGATGTAATTCTTGAAACTTTGCCAGATAAACCAACGATAAAAGCTACTCCACTTACAAAAGGAGAGTTAGCTAAAATTGTTAATAGTGCTAAAGGACAAGAAACTGATATTGATGCTGATATTGATATTGTTATAAAACATTGTAAAGAACCAGCATTCGTTGAAGCTGATAGAGAATCATTAAAAACTGCTGGAAAATCAACAGTTACAAGTTCAATATCTTTAGCAATTCTTAGTATTAGTACTGGGATTGAACAAAGTAAAATAATGGATGAAGGGAAGAAAAATTTAGTAGAGAAAGAACTTCAAGCTTTTCCGACTCAGTAAAAGATGAAAAAAGAGATGGTTTATACTATTTTTTACATGAACAGGGATATTCGTTTTTTACTGTGCCAAAGTTAACACTTTCAGAAATAAACATGTTAGTTAGAGAATTTAACAGTAGGGAGAAGAAGAAAGAAAAGGAGTATAAAAAAGCAAAGTCAAAAAATAAAAGAAGATAATGGTAAACATAGGGGGATTAGGCGGTTCATCGGTAAATATTGTAATTAACGCAGTAGATAATTTTTCTAAAGTGTTTAAAAAGGTTGGTTTAAGTTTAAAGAGTTTTCAAAAAAGTGCATTAGCATTTGCAGCAATTGGTGGAGGTATTGCAGCTGGATTAGGTATGGCAGTTAAAGCTTCTATGGATTTTGAAACAGCATTTACAGGAGTTAGAAAAACAGTTGATGCTACAGAAGCAGAATTTGCTGATTTAGAACAAAGATTTAAAAATATTTCTACAACAACTCCTGTTACTTTTGTTGAATTGTCTAAAATTGGTGAGTTAGCAGGTCAATTAGGTGTTAGTGGAGTTGATAACTTAGAAAAATTCACTAAAACAATTGCTGATATTTCCGTTACTACAAATTTAACTTCTGAACAAGCAGCAACAGGATTTGCAAGATTTGCTAATGTTATGAATATGCCAATTGAAAATGCAGATAAATTAGGTTCAACAATTGTAGGATTAGGTAATAATTTAGCAACAACAGAAGCAGAAATTCTTGAAATGTCATTAAGAATTTCAGGTGCAGGTAAAGCATTGGATTTTACAGAAGGACAAGTTTTAGGTTGGAGTGCAGCATTAAGTTCAATGGGTATTCAAGCACAAATGGGTGGTACTGCAATATCAAAAATGATGATTAATATTAGTAGTGATATTTCTAATGGTTCTGAAGATGTTGCAAAATTTGCAGAAGTTGCTGGAATGTCTGCTGAAGATTTTTCAAAAGCATTTAAAAAAGATGCTTCTGGAGCACTACAAGCATTTTTTAATGGATTAGGAGATATTAAAGAAAATGGTGGAGATGTATTGAAAGTTCTTGAAAATTTAGATATTAAAGAGGTTAGATTAAGAGATACAGTTTTAAGATTAGCAAGTGGTTCAGATAAATTGAATTTAGCAATGGATTTGCAAAGTAAAGAATGGGAAACAAATACAGCGTTAACAGAAGAAGCTCAAAAAAGATATGCTACATTTGCATCACAAGTTGCAATCGTAAAAAATAAGATGGCTGTAATGGGTGATGAAATAGGAGATAGACTTATTCCATTTTTAAGAGATTATTTAATTCCTGCAATAGATAAAATAATAAGTTTATGGCAAGGATTGTCACCACAAATGCAAAATGCTATCATATTGTTTGCAGCAGTAACAGCAGCAGTATTTTTGTTGGGAGCAGCAATAGCAATTTTAACATTGGTGTCAAGTCCATGGTTATTAATATTATTTGGAATAGCTGCAGCTATAACTGCAATAATTTTACTTTTTAAAAATTGGGATTTGGTTATATTAGGATTTACTAAAGTATTTTTAAGAGCAGCTGGAGTAATGGATTCTGCTTGGCAAACATTTAAAGATGGATTTATTATTGCAGGACATGCAATGAAGAATGCATTCTTATTTATATGGAATACTATTGTTTCTTTTTATGAAACTGCAATTAATAAAGTTATAAGTGGTATCAATACACTTATTAGGGCAATTAATGCTGTTCCTGGAATTAGTGTTCCTATGATTCCAAAAATAAATTTAAGTATGTTTAAGGGTGAAATGACAAATATGTCAAATCTTATGTCTAAATTATCATTAGAAAGAGCACAAAGAGCAATGGAATTTGAAACAGCATCACAACAAGTATTTGATAGGATAGCAGTAGATAAAGGATTTACACCAACTGGAAATGATATGACAATTAATATTGAAAATTTAAATGGTGTTGACCCAGATGAAATTGCTCAAGCTTTAGGAGATAAGTATAAGGAGATAATGGCGACATAATGGTAATTTATACAAAATATTATGCTAATGGTTCTGAATTTTCTGTTGATAACTGTACTGTAAAAAAAGCTCTTGGGGATATTAATCTATCAAGTAATTTTATAGCAAATGTTTCTAATTATAAAGGGGG